AGAGAGTGCAGAAAGAAACCGAGCAACCTGATGTGGAAAGAAACTTTAAGGTCATACAAGGCGAAAAAGAAACAGAATAATGTTTACTGTTGGAGAGTTTTTTTGTGGCGCTGGTGGCATGGCTCTTGGCGCTAAACAGGCAGGGTTCAAGCATGAGTTTGCTATCGACTATGAGTTTGATGCTATCACTACGTTTTCTATGAACGTGTCACGTAGTGTTTTATGTGCTGACATAAAAGAAGTTAACATTAAACGATTACCTTATGTGGATGGTTTCATGTACGGGTTTCCTTGTAACGACTTTTCGATTGTTGGTAAGAGTGAAGGCTTGGAGGGTTCTTTTGGCGGTTTGTATTCTTACGGTGTGGAGTATCTGAATTTTCACAACCCTAAGTTTTTTGTAGCTGAGAACGTGTCGGGTATCACCGCTGATGGGGCTTTGGAAATAATAACTGATGCTCTTGCAGGTGCAGGTGATCATGGTTACGAGTTGAGTGTTCACAAATACAAGTTTGAGGAATACGGTGTGCCTCAGAAACGTCACAGGTATGTGATAGTCGGGTTTCGTAACGATCTCGGTTTGAAGTTTGAAGTACCTGAACCCTCTGGTCGGATAGTCACAGCTCGTGAGGCTCTCTCAGATATCCCTGAGTGGGCTACAAACAATGAGAGAACCAAGCATCCGAAGTTAACGGTGGAAAGGTTGTCTTATATAAAACCTGGTGAGAATGTTTGGCAAGCAGATTTGCCTGAACATTTACAAATGAAAGACAAATTAAGACTGTCTAATTGTTACAGGAAAACACATCCTGATAAACCTGCTTACACGGTGCTGGCAGCAGGAGGAGGAGGGAGTCACGGATACCATTGGGAGGACAGAGCTTTAACCAACCGTGAACGCGCCAGGTTTCAGACTTTCCCCGACTCATTCAACTTTGTGGGCGGTAAAGAGTCGGTTAGAAAACAGATCGGAATGGCAGTTCCCGTACTAGGAGCGAGAATAATTTTAGAAGCTGTCAGAAAGCAACTGTCCCCTAGCCTAGCCTAGTACTAGCACTTGGTATGCTCGGTTGTAGTCAATACTTGTGCTTGCCTAGCCTAGCCTAGTACTAGCCTAGTGGGGAAATAGTTTACATGTCAAGAATATATGTTAAGGTGTAACACATGGTACAAAAATCAGTGTGGTTAGAAGATGACAGGATCATCCTCAGACAGTCATGGCTGGGTAGTTTAGCTATGTGTCCTGAACGTGCGAGACAGGACATGCTGGGCATCTCTAAATCCACCGAGTCCACCTCAACGATGATAGGCAGCGCTGTGCATCACGGCATCGAAATGTGTTTACAGACTTTCATCGACACGGGTGAACACACCAGTCGGGATCAGACGATAGCTGACTCATTGTCGTATTGGAACACTAACGCCCATGAGATTATGAGATGGAACCACAAGAACGAAGAAGAATGCGTGGAGATAATCGAGTTGAACTCTGCCGTGTGGTGGGATGAGGTGCGCCCCGACTTGAACCCTCAAGCTGTTGAACACAAATTTGAAATACCTTTAGTGGTGGATCACAAACCTGAAATATGGTTACACGGCACGATAGATTTACTGCAACACCACCCCGCACCCATAGTTGATTGGAAAAACCCTGGTCGTAAACCGTCTGACGACTGGGAGAAGAAACGGTGGTCACTTCAAGCCGCCGCTTACACGTTCGCTGTCGCCTCAATGATTGATGGTGGCATCAACGAACCGATGCAATTCGAGTTCGTTCATCTTGTGAAAGGCAAAGTTTACAAAAACCTTGTCGAGTGTGGACCCGCAGACTGGGCTAGTTTGGTTGCTCTTGCTCGGTCAGCGGGGACACTAATCACAGCAGACCTACCAGTGTGGCCTCTCCAAATGAGTGGTTGGCACTGTTCACCAAAGTGGTGTGGCGCATGGTCAACATGTCGTGGTAGGTTTGCGGGTCCAGACCCGTTCAAGCAACTATAGTTAGGAGAAACTATTATGCCAGAAGGCAATTCGTTTACGGTTTTCCGTAGACAAGTAATACAAACAGGCGATTATGAGCCTGCTGAAGCGTCATGTTCAGTGACCATCACGGTAACTGAAGGCGCGACCCAAGAAGAAATAGTTAAACAAATCGAAGAATGGGGAACCACTCTTGATATGGCTAACTATGAGGCTTTGGGAGTCGGATATGAGGTGACAGAACAAGGAGTGCGGAGGCTTTCCAAAAGTGTTCCCTCAAACAACACGAGTGATCCCGTGGCGAAACCAGCCAAGGGGTCTCAACGTTCAGGCGGTGTCGGTTCCAAAGAATCGTACTGGGATGACCTGATGAACAACAAAGGCGACTGGTGGAACCCCAACTGGGAGAAGAAACTAGACGGCACGTTCAACAACCTTAAAGGACCCGACTATAAACACAAGAAAGACAACGACAAAGCACTATGGTTGTCTAACCAAGATGGCAGCTCGCAAGTACCTGACCATTTTGTTTGCCCTTTCACTGGCAAAGACAGTGATGAGCTAGGAAAAATAGGTAAGCAGATACGCGCACGTATTTAACCTATGGAAATACAAACCCCCGAAGAAGTGAGTCGTCGCCTCGCAGCAGCGCAACAAACTGTTGCAGGCGAAACTCCTTCCGAAGTACACCCACCCGCACCAGGCGGAGAGAAACCCACCTCGTTTGTTTTAACCTCCGCGGTTGTAGACAACCTGATAGGTTTCGTTTCAAACCCGACAGAACGCTGGTATCTGGGACTCAGTGAAATAGATTTAGCTACCCGCGGTGTCGGGCGTGGCGAAGTGATGATGGTCGTGGGCAGGTCACACACAGGCAAATCGCAAATGCTGTTGAACAGTATCGTGTGGAACCTCGTCAACCAACCAGACGCTCACGTAGTCATCTTCTCAATGGATGAACCTAGGGAACTGGTCACGATGAAACTTTACTGTCTGCTACGTGGCAGATCATCTGCGTCTGTTGAGGAAGGCATCAAAGAAGGCGACAAGGATCTGTTAGCTGATTTGGAGCAGGCGGGAGCTAACGAACTTTCCCGTGTCGCTATCATTGACGAGTCGTTAAGGTTGGAGGACATGGCGGCAGCTATGGATGAGGCTAGAGCATGGTGGGGTAGAGATCCTAGTTTCGTGATGATCGACTACTTGGAGTTGATGCCTGGTGGTGACGCTGACGCTACTGGTGTGACTACAAAAGCTCAGAACATTAAACGTTGGGCTAAGAAGCAGCGTGTTCCTGTCGGGTTGGTGCATCAGGCGGGGCGCGGTTCGGGTGAACCAGGTCGCCCTGCTGGGTTGTATGCGGGCAGGTACGGTGGCGAGCAGGAAGCTATTTTCGTGGTGGAGATTTACCGTAAACGCGACAAGTACGGTTTGTCTAATTGGGAAACGAAATACCACGAACACAGTATTAACGTGAATTTGTGTAAGAATAAGAGAACGGCACGTTTGTTGGATCACACTTATTATTTGGATTCGACTGCTGGTCACATTCAACCTTACACGGATGAGCTGGTGCCTGATGACGAGTAGCTGGCGGGATAAGCTCAACTCAGGTGATGCTGACTGGTGGAAAATATCTGTGTTTCATCAGAAGGAATACTGGGAGTTTATGAAAAGAAGCGTTGACCAGGAACGAGAAGTTTGCTCACCGTTGTTGGAGATCACAGGTGAGGAAGATGAGTGATCTGCCACCATTACCTGTAACGAGTGTCGCTTTCAGTGAACTTTTCAGGGGCGGGAAGATAGCTAAAGCAGGCTCAGATTTCAGACCAATGCAAGACTGGTCAGGAGGGTTTTGCACCGCTGACGGAATCGTCTACCAGAGCGCCGTAAACGACCATTTAAGCGTTCCTGAGCTACCCATCGGGGTGTACCCACTCTTAGAGGTAACAGAAGCCTCAGAAGGGCAGGAAACGGGAGTGTCTAAATACATGGTTTATTGGGGTTGTGTCGACTGGGATGTAGGAGAAGAAGAATCACTAATACACGCATTAAACGTACAAGAATTATTGAAGCAACTGAACGTGGCATCCTGGGTGGAAATTTCACGTTCCAAAGGCTACCACCTGTGGGTTTTCTTCTCGGAACCGATACTCGCACGCCACTGCAGAGAAGGACTGATCGCAGCGTGTAACATAGTTGACGCACCGATAACAGAAGTCAACCCGAAACAAATAGAACTAACAGGAAAAGGATGGGGAAACGGGGTCAGGCTCCCATACCCTGCTGGCGCAGAACCAGGTCGTAACGTTGTCATCAGACACGGAGAGGAAATGACCGCATCACAGTTCGCTACAACAGCTCTGATGTCAAGGGTACTGCCAGAGGAATGGGAGCCAGTACACGCCCTGTACAAACCCGCACCACCCCCACCTCCTAGAAAAACGTATGCGACTAGAAACAGCGGGAAGCTGACAGGGTTAGCTGAAGCTATCAGACGCAACGGACCTCGACCAGAGCCTAACAAACCCAACGGAGACAGATCCGCGACCTTGTTCTCGTTGGCTTGCGCGATGGTTGAACAAGGCTACCCCAGTGGCGACATTGAAGAAGAACTCATAGACGCTGACATAGCGTGGGGTTCCAAATTCAACAACCGCAGCGACGGTAGGCAACGCATATCCAACATGGTCGCAGACGCAGAAAGAACAGTAAGAACATGACAGACCAATCCGTTAAACTAAGAACCGCATGTGAAATAATAATCGTTATTATCGCCACAGCTTTACTGATATTCACGTTGACGGTCTGATGGAAACATACACCCTCATCGTAGACCGCAAACCAAAAGTCAAAGCACGACCACGGCACACCCGCAGCGGTCACGTATTCACACCACAAAGCACCCTCAAAGAAGAAGATGTCATAGCTGAAGAATGGGAAAACCAAATAGGACAACAACTAACAGGACCCCTGGAAATAGTCCTCATGTACAGTCCCACAGCTACCTCCATCACAGTGTTAAAATCTCCTCATGGCGCTAAAACATTACGAGGTGACCTTGACAACTATGTGAAGCTCACATTAGACGCTTTGAACGGTGTTGCTTGGGAGGATGACAGGCAAGTGGTACGCATCTCGGCGGTGAAAGTAGACAAACTTGACAAAGACGACTAAACACACAACAAACTTTGCGGACAAATCATGGGGCGCACGTTTCGACACAATGGGAGACATAAGCGAAGCGGCTTTTGAACGCAACCACGAAAAATGGACACGGTACGGTTTGAACAGACCAGACTTCCCAGTAGCTAGACTCCCACTAGCCACCAGGTACACGCCAGACTACATTCTCGAAGGGAGATACTTCGTGGAAGTGCAAGGATGCTCCCCACGTGCAGGTATCAAACTTAAAATAGAAAAATATGTTGCAATAGAAACAGCATGGCACACCGTGATGCCTGTGCTATACTTCTTTTGGGACTCATCTCGTAACATGTTCGTAACAGTACCGTTACAAGATCTTAACAAACTAATCAAAAGTGACCAGACAACACTAGGAACTTTCAAAGATCCAGGGGTTGAGAAACCTTACTGGCAGTTGAAAACAAACATGTTTGAATGGACACACGATGGCGAAGAAGCGGGAATGGCCTGAAGATCCAACATCTTCACTATGGGCTAACACAAGAACAAAAGCGGCTTTCACGAACAACAGAGCAATGAACGACCTTGAAGCTCTCATCTCCCTAGCGCCAGGACAAACCGTTGACATCCTCCCGATGGAAAACACGCACCTGCTGAGAGAAGCATTAGCCGACGCTGTAGACAAACTGTCACCCGAAGAAGAATGGATATTCAACATCCTGTTCATCGCAGGCTTATCGTTACGGCTCGCAGGCAGAGTATTAGGCATACCCAAAACGACGTTAGCTAGACGACGCGACGCTATACGACTGAAACTTTTAGAAGATCTAACTGAACACCCAGAGGTAAAGGAATGGTTGCACAAAAAGAACGTAAAACCCTCATCGAACGAGTAACAACAGACGGACCTCACACATGGCAGAGCGCCGCTCTCAGAGCTGCTGTGATAATCGACGACTATTACAGTCCACGCGACCCGTCAAACAACACTGCGCTGGTCGACTTGAGAAAATACTTAGACCACATGGTAGACAGACGCGACGGAACATGGTTAGCGTGGGCTTGTCTAGCTGAACGCACAATACACGCAGCGATAGATCACGGCGTAACCTCGTGGACTACAGGCAAAGGCAGACCACGAGCTAAACAACTCGTGGGTTTCCTCACAGAAAAACAGAAAGCATACGGCTACGAGAACATACGCCGTTTCGGTCAGACAGGTTTATGGGTCAGGTCGCACGACAAAGTGGCACGCATGGAAAATCTGGTCGCTATACACGCAGACCCAGGTTGGGAACCTTTAGCTGACACTTTCAAAGATCTGATCGGCTATGCGACCATAGGAATAATGTTTGACTTAAAGACTTTCGATCTGCCCGTCAGTGGGCATGTCACCGAGGCAAGCGTCTAACATGTTCATCAACGAAGCTACCCATATCCCGAAACAAGACTGAGCCTCGTCACTACCATCCATTCCAGCGAAGTAAGTAGCGACAAGGGCATCAGCTTCATCACCATCAAACACCAACAGTAACCCAAGTTTTCCATTAGAGGACCATTTTGCGTGGGTTCCATCATCAGTGTCTAACACTCTTGATGTTGCTTGGAGATTGTCG